TTAAGTTTATCTTCAAGTTCTTTTAGATACTCTTTAGCATCCTCTAAGTTAATATCTTCATCACCATCGGCCTCGTTATTTAGGTCATCGATTTCATCCTGGATCCTATCGATTTCATCCTTAACTTGCATTGCACTCTCATCATCTTTTTCCTTTTTAAACATGTTAAGATCATCATAGTAATCTTTTAAACTTTGTCGAAGTTCTAAAGCTTCATCTCTTTTTTTCTTTATATCAGCTTTGATCTCTTCTATTTCTTTTTTTTGATCCTCAATTTCTTTTTTGAGTTTTTCTTTTTCAGAATTATCACCATCACCGGAGCCCTTTTTAGCTTTATCTTCGATAGTATCTACTATAGATTTAGCTTTATCAACGGCCTTTTCAATGTCCATTTCATAGAGAAACATTTCAGGTGACATATTTAAAAAAGATTCATTGGTTCCTTCAAGTTCCGCAATTGACTTATCAATATCATCTGCTTGCTTAGCAAATTTTTCTAGCTTAGCAATTAAAGGTTCTGCTTTTGACATAGCCTTTTCTGGATCTAATTTACCAGATTCTATATCATTATTCATTTTATCAAATTCATCTAAAATTTGTTTAGTACTGTCATTGATTTTTTCTCTTTCAGCTTTTAATGATTCTATTTTTTTAGAATTATCACCACTATCTTCTTCTTGGCTGGTTCGCTTTTTGACAGCCGCCTTAAATTTTTGATAAACCGCATCAGCCTTTTCTCTTGCAGCTGCCTTTTTTTCTTTTGGAGCAGCTTTCAAATCGGCAGAAAGTGTTTCTTTTGCTTTTGCTTTCAATTCTTTCAGCTTATTCAGTACTTCTGATTTTTGCTTACGTTTTAACTCAGGCCAGGATTTAAGAGCTTCTTGTGAAGTTTTAACTACCGCAGCGGCCCCTTTAGAACCGACCATTGATCCCATAATCATTCGTTTGCCTGGGTTTAATTTAGAAGATTCGTTAAGATATTCCATTTTTGTGTTTTTTGTTGTATTGTTATTTCTTAATTATATATTAGCATCAATAAAAAGAAAAAGAGGGCTATAGTCCTCCTTTTCTTTAAGTGGTTAGGACCTTTATCCGCCCACGTTCTCCTCGATCCAGTTATCGCAGCGGTAGGTCATCGACAGCTCTGCTGGCTCGTTGGTCGCATAGTCAAGAGCATCAAGGAACTCTGGCTGGCCAGAAGGGAAGATGTCCTTCACTGTGATCTTGCGGAAGATATTTCCGGCCCTATTGTACTGAACAATGATGCCACTTCCAACGTAATCCTTCTTCAGTCCCATTTCACCGGTCAGGGGATCGTAGATCAGCTTGTACCAATTTCTCATCGTATTGTAGATGAAGTTTTCGTTAGCATCATTGAGGTTCAGGGTGAACGTCATGGTCAGATCCAATACCGTAGAATCAGGCATGCCAGCAAAGCTTCGATCAGCAAACTTGTATTTCTGACCAACAGTTGGTACTGCCGGATTCAATGCATTCAGTCCGCCAATAGACTTCACATGCTCCAGAATGATCGCCGTATCATCTCCAAGTGGAGTGAATAGGGTCACCTCAAACAGGCTAGGATATATTGGTTCGTACTTGTTGTTGCTGGTACGACTCTGTGTGTAGTGTGGTAGGGCCATTTCCTATCTTCTTTTTTTATTTATCAACTCTTACTGGAAGTTTCCTGTACTGATCGCTCCGGTCTTGAGTATCGTAGTCCTCTGTACAAGAACTTCCATGCCCCTGACTGGCTCGATGTAGGTGTCTAGGATCCCAATATTCTGGTCGATCACTTCTGGAGTATTGTTGCTCTCGTCCATGATGTTCCTGAAGTCGTAGACTCCGTCATCGTCCTGTACCGTTGCCAGGAAGTTGTCAGCAAGCGTCTTGATCTCTAGCCTGGTCTGAGCAGTGTTGAACTCGAACAGGTAGTTCTTAAGGATAGCCTCAATTCCGTCCTGGATGTAGATCACAACCTCTCTCACATTGATCGAGCTCAGTGCAGACTTAGGATTCTGCTGTGCTGTCTTGTTGGCAAAGATGGTAGGTCCTGTTCCGGTCTGGAATACGATCGGGTTGATGCCGAACGGCTCCAGGTACTCTCGGTCTTCCTTGTCCAGGTTGATCTCGAGACCGACCACTCCAGTTCCTCCAACTACTCCTCTTCGTACACCTGCAACAAGTGACCAAGGCAGGGCATTCTCGTACTTAGAGATGAAGTTATTTGAGACGTAAGCCGCTGGTGGTACGTTGATGTTACGTCCAAGGTCCCTTACTGTGATGTATGGGAAGTAAAAAGCTCCCCAGCTTGCACCTTGAGTAATCGAAGGTAGCGAGTACCTCACGGTCGGGTTCAAGCTCAAGTCACCTCCAGTCGAGATGAATCGGGTAGAAAGTGCTCCGGTTGCATCCAAGAACTTAGGATTAGTGCTCTTCTTGAAGTCATCTGCAGAAGGTGCATTCACAATAGCAAAGGCATTCTTCCTGCTCTGGCACAGTCTAGTGTAAATGGCCTTGGAGCCGGACTCAATACCATTTCCAAAGGTGTCCACTACATAACGGAAGTTGATCACCTCACGGTCTGTTAGGGCCTTGAACAGGTTAGTTCCGTTCAGGGTTCCGTTCAGGATCTCATTCTGGCGGTCGTTAGTGCCGTTTGGAACGTGCTTGGTCGGGATCAAGTTAAAGCCCTCAAAGGTGAAGATGTTGAAGTACTCGATCCAGCTATCGATCGGATAGTACAGCTCGACCTTCTTGACGCCACTTGCCTCAGAGACCGAGATCTCTGACTGGCATGTCACAAGTAGTGCAGTGATTCCTGCTGGAATGGCACCATTTTCAGAATTTGTCAGTCCTCCCTGTACCTCATTGATCCTGGTCAGCCTTGAGTGGCCGCTCACAATGCCCTCATCGTGCACTAGGTAGTTGCCTACCACAATATCTGCCACGTTTAAGTCTGTAGCATCGATCAACACTTGGTTAGGGAACAGTCCAGAACCTGTAGTGGTAGAATCTGCAATGATGTCGAATGTGATGTTATTAGCACCGGCCAGTGACTGGATGTCAAGGCAGTTTGCCGATGCTGCAGCTCCGTCTGATGTTAGGAACACTGCCGCAATTCCATCTGCATTGTACAGGCTGAACTCTGCAATATTGGTAACTTCAGCGGTATATGCATCGCTAGAGTAAGGAATCACCTCAACTGCCGGCAGATTGTATGCCGGATCTGAAATTGGAAGCACGTTACCGATGCCCTGTGCCTCGTGGATGTAGCCATAAGAAGTGGCATCGAATACCAGCCAAGCTGGATAGTCTGTGCTGGTACCAAGGTCACGGTACACTGCAGTATCACCGTCCGTATAGATTCCTGTTGAGAAATTGGTATAGAGTGAACTAGAAGGACCTCCAATTATTCTAGTGTCAACATCTGTCGATCCATCAGACTTCTGTACGATCTGAGTCAGACCATCCGGGTTAATGTACTCAATAAGGTCACCAGATACAAAGCTGAGGTCAGCTATTGTGATTCCAGTTCCAGAGAACGTCACTGAAACTGATCCTGGTGCTACATTTACTCCAGTGACTGGAATGTATTTGTCTCCGAGCTTGCTCTTCACAAAGGTTCCAACTACCTCAGAAGTATTTGCAGTAAAAGATGCAAGCACATCATAAAGATCGTCACCGGCAGCTCCAAAATAAGTCAATTCAAATTCTCCAGTCGTAAGTGGAGCGATATTTACTCCGGCAGTGTCAACCAGTGTATTGTTTATGTCGTTGAAGTCCTGACAAGCATCAAAGTCTGCAGCTATCGGTCCCTCATAAGAAAGGAAGTTGACCGTCTTTGGCTGCTCCAGTTCCAGGTTGTGTCCGATCAGGTCAAGTCCGCCATCAACACCGTCTATCAGGTAGTCTCCGCTAAACAGGTCCTGGTTGACCGCACAGAACATGCCGGTAGATGCAGTATCCGCATTTACCAGGGTCTCAACAAAGAGATTGTTTCCGAGCTGATCGATGAAGTCAGGGATCAAGCAAGCAGTGTACTGTGCAAATACGTTGACCTCAGACTCATTGAAGAACTCCTCAAGGTAAGTGTCAGTTGTGTCGGCTGCACTCCTCTTTCTTTTGATTCCCCTGTTCTTGTCAAAGTACTCCTGGTAGATCGGATCGGCCAGGAATCTCTCATAGGGATTAGCAGCTCCGAAGTCGCCACCGAAATTACCCTCGATGAAGAAGATGTCCACCATGAAGTCAGAGATCAAGCTGTCCTTGTCCAGGAAGCCAGGAACATTTGCTGATCCGTACCATTCTTCGACCGTCACATTGAAGCCGGCAACATTGGCCGGTGCAGCTTTTCTGACGATCACCGATACTGGATTCTGTCCCAAGTTGGTGAAGTCCAGTAAGTCATTGGTAGACGTAGATGAATAGGTATCAGTTGCTCCTACTAGTCTAAGGAATGCCTCGTCCTCTGGGAACCAGAATTTATCCTTGTTATAGAAGCCAGAGTATTCTTCCAGTCTGGCTATATTGTCGTTATCATTGACCGTAGTGGCAGCTGTTGAGAACTTTCGATACTGCACCTGGTCATCAGAGTCCAGTGCTAATAGGTTGAGTGCCAGGATCGGTCCCCTTTCCAGTGCTGAAAGGCAGCTTCGGTGGAAGTAAGAGTCTTTACGCTCAAGATTGCGATCGATGTCTCCGTACACCTGCTTGAAGAAGCCGCTGTCTGGAATAAAAACCGGCGTATTGAACGGTCCGGTCTTAGAGAAACCTACGATCAGCCTGACTTGGTTGGCAGGAATGCTGACCACTTGGCTCTTGTCGAACTCGAAGCGGTATGTACCGGCAGCTTTGATTGATGCGATTTTTGGATCAATTGCCATGATTTAGATTATTTTTTTTGCTTGCTTTGATTTATATATCCAAAGCCTCGGTAGAAATTAAACCAGATCGTAAATATCGTAGTTTAGATCGCCTCCCTTCAGGTCCCTCTCTAAAATGTCCTCGATTCGGGTCTGTATTTCGGGGTCCACCAGGTCAAAAAGCTCCTCCACATATTCAGTAAAGTCTACTGTATTGAGGAACTCACTTGCATTGATGCAGCTCATGATCATGTCATCATTGCCCGACTGGCCGGCATAACTGCCATTGGGTAGCTTGCCAAAAGTGGTAGATTCTTCCACAGTATCGGCATCAGTGACCATGATCCGATTTTGAATAATGGCCTTCTTGAAGTTTTGACAGAGGATGGGCTTATTGTCGCTCTTGATCTTCAGGCCGTAGGAAAGTGATCTGGCATCGATCCTGTGCTTGAATTTGGCTATGCATTCCTCATCAAACTCATTCCGCTGTGGGAAGACGGTCTCCATCCGTTTCATCAGTTCCGAGCCAAAGGTATTCCACTCTATCAGCATCTTCATGTTTTCTGAATAGAAGACCTCAAATCCAAGAATATAGAGCACCTTGGCAAAGTCTTCTATCGGGTGCTGATTGCTCTTGAAGCGGCCTATTTGCTTCAGTCCGAAAAAGTCCATCATGCTGCCTGGAGAGATCACCTTATCAAAGTCCTCTATGGCCATGGGTGACACCTGGAATATATTGATCACTGAATAGTCGCCACCGTTGCCCTCTGCAATGTCCACTGAGAACAGCCAGTAGTTGTGATGCTCCTTGGCCTCTTCAATGTCAAAGTCCGGATGCCATAGCAGATCTTTATAGTCCAGTGACTCTTCTGCCAGCTCTGGCATTTCCAGGTGCACATATTGTAGCTTCCTCTTTTGTAGCTTCTTCAGGCTGCCCGGATCCAATAGCAGTGATGAGCTGGCAATGAACTGGTTGCCGTACTGTCGGTTGAAGGCCTCTTCGCTGCCCAGGTTTTGCACCTCATTCAGCATCCACTGTTCATCCCTGCCCGGCACGTCCCACCAGTCTATTCGGAATGGCTTGTATTCGCTCTGGCCCTTTTCAGCAGCAGTATAGATCTCATAGAACTTATTGAAGCCCCAAGGCGTACTGGTAATGATCACCTTGGACTTCTTAGAGGCCGATACCGTAGGATAGACGTTCTCGTAGAATGATTCAATGTACTGGTGTGGTATGTGGGCAAACTCATCCATGAATAGCAGGTGGATGGTAAAACCGATGGCCGCTTTTTTGGTAGTGGTCTGTCCGATGATCCTACAGCCGTTGTCGAACTTAGAGTTGAAAACGTCATATTTCAGGATACCGGGCTTCATAAAGAAGGGCAGGTTCTCCAAGATCACCTTACCCTTGTCCAGAATTTCGGTAGTGGTAGCACCCTTATTGGATAGGATCAGGGCATTGCGATCAAAATTGAACAGTACATACCAAGCAATGAAAATGGACGAGCAAATTGTATTGTGTGATAAGATCCCATTTGACCAGTATCTGTGATCTGGACTATCTACGGTCACATCAAACATACTGACTGATAATGAAACCTTTTTTATTGAGGCTACATTAACTATACCATCTCTTGTGACTATACCATCCCCAGACCTTAAGTCTTTAAGGTGTACTTGTTGCATTTCACCATTGAAAACAATATGCTGGTCTGCACCTTCTAAATGCATACCGTTCTCAAGTTCCAGTCTATAAATGTCATAAGGCTGTGTCTTATGGATGTGGGAAACTGGCTGCCATCCACTATCAGTATCAATAAAGACATCTGACAGGTCTATAGAA